AACATACGAACAAAAAAAGATAGATGAATATCAAATGAAGATGGGAACAAAACCCAGTTCATTTATTGATTTAGAAAGATTTAATAATTTATAAGTTTTAATATATAATAAACATATGAAAGTAGAACTAAAAAATGGGAACATCATGGTAATGGCGTTAGATAATAAAGAAGAGGAGAAAACAACCAAAGGTGGTTTAGTTATTCCTGAACACACAATAGAAGAAGACCAAGTAGCACAAGGATTAGTAATAGAGTCTAGTAATCCTGAATATAAACCAAAAGATATAGTATTTTTTCATAAAGTGTTACCAATAGATGCTCAGATGAAATATAGAGGTAGCGAATTGGAAACATTTTGGTTTATTAAGTCAACAGATATTATTTGTAAAATCATAAACTAATATGTCGACAGCATTACAATATAAAAAAGAGTTAGACGAAAAGATAGCGAATACAGAGACTTTTACACATGATGATGAAACGAGAGCCGCTAAAGATTATTTTGAAGAAAGACAAGATACTTTAAAACTTTATCGTAAAAGTAAAAAGGTTGAGGAAATATGGAAGGCAGCTGATGCAGCATATATTCCACATACTCTTAAAACTAAGGGTGGTAAAAAAGTACTAGCATCAGACGATGAGACTGGTTGGAGGTCATCTCAAGTTATTCTACATAAAGATGACGATTGGAGAGAAGATAGTGTTCCACCAAACCCATATATAAAAATACAAACAGCATTAGGTATTATAGTTGATAGAAATCCAAAAGCTATATTTAATCCAGGTGCTAAAAAGTATACAAAGAATACTGATTTAGTAGAAAACCTATTTAATCGTTCATGGGAGATAGCAAAATCTAAATCAGTGCTACTTAAACCATTCGTATTGAACTTAGCTAAGTATGGTATGGCAGTAGGTAGGACATTCCCATTAGAACTTAAAAGAACACTTAGAAATGGCAAGAAATTCACATATTATGATGATATATTCAGAGAAAACTTAAGTCCATGGGATGTCTGGTTTGATGATGCAGCTATCGTAGGTAATCCATTCTCTTGTAATGATGTTATTTATTTTAAAGATTACGCTTGGGATAAATTCGTAGAGCAATTTGGAGACTTACCTAACTTTCAATATATAAAACCAAAGAAACAAGTATTAAATCAAGATACAAGAGAGCTTCAAGACCCAGATGAAAAGAATGTAGGTAAATATCAAGTTAGAGTATGGTTTTATGAGAATCTATCAAGAGATTGGTTTTACGTACAGACAGATGATGGTATTCCTCTAGTAGATGACGAGATACCTAAAATAGATAGAAATAAAAGACTATCAATATGGTCAACACCTTGGACATTAAGAAATGATAAAGATATAGAGGGTATTGGGCTTTACGAAGCTATGCGTAATGACCATAAACTACATACCAAGATAAGAGCGATGACAATGGATCAGTTAGTATTATCTATTTATAAAGAGTTCTTTTATTCAGGAACAGATAAGATGGAAGGAGATGGTCAAATGAAAGTACAACCTGGTAAAGGTAGACAAGTAGCTGACCCTCAGAATATTCGTTGGAATGAAGTACCTGGTCCTGGAAGTGATGCTTATGAAGGATTAGCTTATCAAGAGCAGAAAATGGAAGATGCTACTGGTGTTACAAAACAACTAATGGGAGAAGTAACTGGTAAGACAGCATTTGAAACGTCACAAGCAACAGAGGCTGCATTAAAAAGATTAAAAACTCCACTAGAGAATATTACAGATGCTTTGGAAATAGATGCTTACATATCTATAGGTATAATGGAAGATTTATACAGTATCCCAACAATCAAACTTATTGCAGAGGATAGATATATAGAGCCAATAGAATTACAACAACTTACTGATGAAAATAATCAATTTGGTTCACCTGGAGAAGCACCAGAAATAGAACAAAAATTCAGAGAGTTACCACTTAAATTAGAAAGGGGTAATGATGGAAAGGTACAGAAAACAAAGGATAATAATTTCTTTGAATTAAAACCTGATGATATGACATGGGAGGGTATGATATCCATCAAAGCTCAATCTATTGTTGCTAACTCAGAGTTATTAGAAAGAGTATCAACTGTTGAGATGGCTAACCTACTTATTCCAATGTTCCAAATGCCACCAGATATAGCAATTAAACCAGCAAAAGAGATATTAAGAACATACGATAAAGATCCAGAAGATTGGTTACCAGATGCTTGGTTACAACCACAACAGCAAGAGCAACAGAATCCATTATTTACAGACCAAGGTCAACAAGAAGATACGGGTGATGGAATTGGTGGTGCTCCAGTAGTAACTCAACCAAGTAATATTAAAGGACCAGTTGATACAGCAGGTATTATTCCAAACTCACTTAAAAAAATGAATTAATATGGATCCAAAAGATAAAGTAATATTACAAAAGATATTAGATGAGAGAACGTTTCAAGTATTACAGAGGGCTGCTAATATGTTAATATCAAATTGGGATAGAAGCTGTATTAAAGAAACAGAATGGGAGACAGCAAAGGCAACAGTTATTAAAGAGTCTAAAATAGAAGCGTTGAAAACATTTTTAGAAGAATTAGAACGAGAAGCATATGATAGATAAAAATAAAGAGGGTGTTCCTAAAAAACCTTGGAAATTACTCGTAGAAGATTTATCAGGTAGAGGTGAAAATGTTATATTCCAGATAAATTGGAATAAGTTAGTTAGAAATAAAGGTTATATCAAAATACAGATAGGAGACAAGGAAGCTGTTGTAGATAGAGACCACTTATGGAGTATATTATTTATGCTTGGAAGTGAAGAGGAACAAGATAAATTAATTACACCATTCGTTAAACAGACAGCAGTTCAGAAGTTCTTTAAAGTAATTGGTGTTACAACTACTAGAATAATAGGAAAAGGGGAAATGATTAATGTTCCAATAGAGTTTACCTTTAACCCGGAGACCAAACAGATAATTATAGGTAAGGGTAATATGAATAACTTGATTAAGAGACAGTAATCTTTATAATTAGAAAAAGTCGTTTATTATAATCCTCTCCACTTCAAGAGAGTATAAAAGGAAGTTAAAAATATTATGAAATGTGAATATTGTAACAAAGAGTTTAAACACCTAGAAGCTCATCAAAAGAATTGTAGTGCTCTTGATGCACTAGATAATAAAGAGAAAAAAGAACTAATAGATAATACTAATAGTTCAGCAGACAAACGAAAAGAAATAATGAAAAAAGAACAAGACTCAGTAGAAACAAAACCAGGATTAGAAGCTAAAGTTAATGCACTTACCGATAATCTTAACACTCTAGCAGGAGCTGTTAATAAATTAGTACAAATGCAGAAGAAACCTCCAGTACAGCCTGAAATTACTCCAAAACAAGAGCCTGAAAAGGACGAAACGATAGACAATTCTTACTTACCACCAAAGTTTAGAGAGATTGTTAATAATATATTATCTCCAGAGTTTGGAGCAAAGGTAACTGATTTTGAAGATAGAGTAGATTTCCAATTTACTATTATAGTCCCACAAAAATATAGTTCACTATCAAAAGATGAATACGAACAAGCAAAGGGAGATATAAGGTCTCGTATAATTCCTAGAGGGTTAGGTGAGAATGGAATAAAAGAATGGTGTAAACTTATTAGACTTAATCTTAATAAATATTTCACAAAGGAGGGTGTAAAGTCTCCATTTGAAAATAACTAATTATATGAAAGAAGAATTAACAAAAGAAGAGTTGATAAACTTAGTAAATCTATTAAATAGAGTCGATATCAAAGGAAGTGAATCAGTACCATTTGCTGTATTACTACAGAAAATAGTTAGAATGACAGAGGCATCTAAAACACCAACACCACCAACAGGATTAATGGGAATCGGGCAAGATAAAACAAATATAAAACCAATCAAACCGATAAAAGAATTAAAATCAAAAGGAAATAAGTAAGAAAAATTTGATTTATATTTATATTCTTTTATAATAAAAATATAAGTACTTTTAAATAAGGGGGCAACGTAATATTGAGGAGTTATTAGAGTCCTTATTATGAGAAGTTGCCCTCTTGTAATAAGGTCTCCAACGACTCCTCAATAGAGTCGTTTTTATTGTTTAGCATCTGTCCACTTCAAGACAGTATAAAAGGAAGATATAATTATGCCAAAATCAATGAAACTAGGTGATGACTTCACTGAGGACGAAGAAGAAGACGAAGAAAGTGAAGAAGAAAAGGAAGAAAAAAAAGAGGGGGAGGAACAAACTCCTGACGAGGATAATGAAGATAAATCCTCAGCCGATACTTCCGACGGCGAAGAAGACGAAGATTCTCAACAAGATAAGATAGATGACATAAAAGAAGATGATACGAAGACTGAAGAAGAGAAGCTTAAAGAATTAGAAGGTCTAAAAAATACAGAAGATAAGTTAGATAATGATTTATCGGAAATAGACTTGGAGATTAAGAAAGCTAGACAACGTATTGTTGGAAAAAGAGGAGATAGAAGATCTAAAAGAGAACTCGTTGACAATATTGACGGTAAGTACCCTGAAAGTAAAGAAGATGATTTATCAGATATAGATTCTGATACACTTCAAGTATTAGATCGCTTTGTTAAAGCTAAAGGATTAGTTCCAAAAGCAGAACTTCAACAGATGCAATACGAAACTGCTCATAAAACAGCAGAGGATACATTTTTTGAGACTCATAAGGAATATGATTCAGAAAACGATAAAGATGATTTTCTATATAATGCTTTAAAAAAGGAATTAAGTTTCTTTGCTCCTCCAAAGGATTCAAAACTTATTCCAAAGTTGTTTGAAAAAGCACACAAAGCGGTAGTTGACCAAAATCCTGAATTCTTTAAAAAAGGAAGCTCTGCAAAAGAGATTGAAGAAAAGAAAAAGCGAATTAAAAGAGCAGGGACGGGAGGAGGGACAGCAGGAGGTACTAGTTCTTCTGACAAATCAAAGGGTGGTAAAAAAGCACTGAACGATGTTCAAATAGCTGCTTTACGAGCTGGAGGTTGGGACGAAGACGAAATTAAAAGTTTTTAATTAAAAAAATATTATGAGTGCTGGATTTAAACTAAGAAAGTATGATGATGAAAGAGGTTTCAGTCCTCTTCCAATATCATCTATAACTGTTGTAAAAGACGATTTACTTGAATTGAAGGTAGGAGCCACTGTTTGGACTCTTGTAACTTCAACTTCAGACCATTTTACACGAAAAGCGATTGCAATGGATAATGCTACTACTTCTGATACTGAAATAAATGCTTATGAGTTAGAGGGAGATGAGCTTGTAGAAGTACAGTCAGCAAATGCAAGTAATGTTGCACATAACGGAGACCGTATGATTGCTACTGATGAGAATACAATTAATAACACTGGAACGGATGCAGCTGGTCAGAAAGTTGTTTTCCTACAAACAGGAGTTATTGGAGCAAGTTCTGATAATAGAATTCAAGGACGTGTTCTCGTAGGTAGTGGAGTAGACCCTGACGCAGCTTAAAGAGTGATTTAAAAGATTTACTAATTTAACTATAAAATATTATGAGTGCACCATTAAGTTTAGGAGATGCTGTAGACTTGACAGATGTAGCTATCCAAAAGATTTTCCTAAAAGAGGGAAAGGCAGAGAAAGTAACCTATTACGATAAATACTTTAATACAGTATCTGGAGTAACAGATTACTACGAGAAAGATTCGTCTCTCTCGGGGCTTGGGCAAGCTGGAAGAATCACGGAGAATGCCGTTGTAACCTCCGAGATACCAGTACAGGGATATGATCAAACATATACCCAGGTAGAGTTTGGAAAAATGCTTCCAATTACTAAAAGAATGTGGAAGTTCGGAATTAAAAAGCGTGATCTAACGAGAGTTACTCGTTCACTGATTGCGGCTTGTGAAAGAAAGAGAGAAACATTATGTGGAGACCGTATTGATAACATGTTTGGTACATCTTATAATGTACAAGACGAAAGTGGTAATTACACCGCTACGGTTTCAGGAGGAGATGGTGTTGCGTTGATTTCAAATGCACACACAAGGGAAGATGGAGGTACTAACTGGAATAATCGTATTACAGATGGTACAACTGTTAATATGGATATGGATTACGATGCTCTTAAGGCAGCAGCTAGAACAGCAACGTTAGTTAAAGATCCGAAAGGACAAGAGATGGACGTATCTTACGATACTGTTATTGTTAGAAAAGGTCACGCAGTTTCCTTTAAAGCAAAGGAGATTTTGAAGACTATCCAGAAAGGTAATATGCCAGGAACTGCTAATAGAGATTCAGCAGCGGTATCAGACTTTAAGATACTTGAAATTCCTTGGATTACAACTAATACTGATTACTGGGCTATGTTCGACTCTTCAATGAAGAATGATGAGTATGGTCTTCAGTATAAGGAGTCACAACCAATTCAATTAGAAGGACCTAATGTAGTATTTAAAACTGGAGAAATTCAGTACAAAACTACAATGATGTTTGACATCGGGTTTAATGATGCTAGAGGTTGGGCTGGTTCAAAGAACACAAACGCAGTTTAATAGTTAATCAATAATATTATGGGTGTTACAAAATTCTCAGAAGTAGACATTGATACAAGTGCTGGAACTGCATCATCTGGAGCAGCAACAGTTAATGCACAAGGAGGGGTAGTTACCTCAGAGGCATTAACTACAGCTGCAGCAGGTGTTTATACACTTACACTTACAAATGATAGAATTAAAGCTGGTTCTTTAGTTCTTATAAGTATCGGTAAGGGTACAAATACAGCTGGAACTCCTGTTTTAACAACAGTTGACCCTGCAACGGGTTCTGTTGTAATTATTATAAGTAATGAACATGCTACGGCAGCGTTCAATGGAACTTTAACAATTACATTTGTTGTATTAAATCAGGCTTAGTATTAAGTCTTTCCTTGGGGGTTTTATAACCCTCAAGATAAGGATTTAAAAATTAAACAAATTATTATGCAAATAAATACAAAAATAAGCCCGTATTATGAGAGTGTAGAGTTTGCTTTAGCAACAGCTAGTACTGATTATGATTTAGATGCTAATCAAGCAGACTTCTTATCAGTATTTAGTTCAAAAACAAATACTCCTTATCCATCACAAGTGATGATAAGAACAGATCAAACAATTACAATTAAACTTAATAGTACTGGAAATCATGCTATTACTATTACAGCTACAGATAGTCCTATAATTTTAAAAGGTTTAGAAATATCAAATATGTTTATAAGTAACGCATCTGGTTCTACTGCAAATATTAAACTTTTATTTCAAGACACAGATTCATAAAATTATGATTGATAAAGTCTTACAAAAAAAGAAAGATAGATTAATATATTTAGCTAATTCCGCTCGTACTGAAATAAAAACATTAGATAATGTAAAGAAAGAAATAGAGAAAGAAATAATAGAAGCAAAAAAAGAAAAAACTACTCTTATAAAGGATATAAATCATCTTATAAGTGAACACAAGAGACTGATGAAGTTAAAGACAGAATACCTCAAAGACAAGGAACAGGTTATAGATATTAAAATAAGGGAATTTGAATTGATACAGTCCAGTTTTAAGCGAGAAAAACAAGACTTAGACGATAAAGTCAATCAAATATCTATTAAAGATGAACATCTTAAAGAAAAAGAAATTAATCTTGATAGTGAGACAAAAAGACTTCAAAATAAACAAGAAGAGTTAGATAAAAAAGAAGATGAACTAAAAAGACAGAATATAAGACTTGTTACATTAAAAAAAGAAGTTGAGAATGATAGAGCAACTTTAATGACTAATATAGTTATTAGTTCTAAAAAACAAGATGGTTTAAATAAAAAGGAAGAAGAACTTGCAAAGAAAGAAATAACTATTGATATTGAAAAAAGAGAGATAATTAATAAGAATGAGAGTTTACAAAAAGAAAATAAAGCTCTTATAAAAATAAAAGATAATCTAGCTAAACTTGAATCTCAATTATTAAAAGATGGTAATAATATCTTAAAAGAAAAGAAATTAAGTGAACAATATAATAAAGATTTAGATAAAAAAGAGCAATCTTTACAAGATAGAGAAAAATCATTAAATGAGCGAGAACTCAGAATAGAAATACAAGAAAAAGAGCTTAACATAAAAGAGTTACAAATCAGAAGAGATAAATTAAAATAGTATGACTACATCAAGAGTTTCTATAACAAATGAAGGAGGAACAAAGAAAGTAACTACTACCACTAGAGTATTAAAGGAATCTTTAGATGTATCTATTCAAAATAGCACTTTATCAGGAGCTTCTGCAAACGGCTCTGTAGCACTAGCAGTAGCAAATACGTGGTATCAAGTACCTAATGTAGTACCAACATCTGATTATCTTTTAGTTGCTACTATCGAGAATGGAAGTGGGGATATTAGATGGTCTACAGAAAATGGAGGAATACCAGGGGTGTCTAATGGTAATTTAGCACCGGGGGAGTTGAGTATTAAACTAGCAGGGAATGAAGTACTTTATTATTCGTCAACAATCGTAGGAGATGATATTAATTGGCTAACGAAAATAATATGACAATAGAAGAAAGATTACAACTTGTTGTTGGTTTTGTTAAAAATAACACCACAAGCACACAAACAGAACTTGTGGATTTTCTAGTATCACAAGGCGACACTCAAACAGAGGCAGAAAACGCTATACCTCTTTATATTGGTATGCTAGTTAGTTTCGGGTACATAATCAACGCAACATATGAAGATATGCGAGATTGGGGCAATACTGTGTCAGTAGAAGCATTGAGTAACGCAAGCACTACTCTTTTAGGAGAATATTATAAACAAGTAACTATCGCAGAGCAAAAAATAAAAGACACAGAAACTATATCAGAGTATAATAATCAAATTTTAAAACTAGAAGAAGAAAAGAAAAATCGTACTACTTTAAATTATCCGACAGGTGCTAGTGCTGATTTAAAGGAAGCAATAGATGACTTTAATTTAAAAATAGAACATGAGAGAACAGAAATAGATTTACAAATTACTGATATTGAAAATAAAAAGCAAATAATATTAAATTAAAATGGCAGTTAAGTTATCAACAACATATTATGACTTTAATTCTGGTCAAATTCAGCTAACTACTGGGTATATTTATAGTATAATTAGTGGAATTAAGTCCACTAATTATGTATGGTATAAAATATTTAATTATTTTTCTCCTACTGCAAGTGTCGGAGACTATGTTATTTTTGAAAGTGGTTCTAAAACAAAAGGTTTTAAAGTTAATTTAGGTTCAGCTATTGTTGCTACATCATTAACAGGAGTATGGGAATATAACCAAGTAATTTCAGACAGAAATTCAGCAAGTCAATGGGCTCCGCTTACAGTAGTAGACAATACAAACTCTTTTCAGAATACTGGAATAAATACGATAACTTTTGTACCACCAACAGATTGGATTTGTACCACTGCAGGAAGCCCTAACACTTTATGGTCATATAAAATAAGGTTCAGAATTACGGCAATAACAGGTCAAACTTCAACCGCTACACAACAAACAGATTATCTTAAAGCATTATTTGATTCAATAGATATAGATGGACAATATGATTTAGGAACAGTAACTACCGCAACTTCAACTTATATTACAGACAATACTAAGTCTTGGGTTGTTGATAGTTTAGTTGGAAGAATGATATGGATAAACAGTGGAGTAGGAGTTGGACAATATGCAGTTATACGTTCAAATACAGCAAATACTATAAACTTTGGATTACCTAGAGTATATTCGTCTACCTCTAAGAATGAAGATTATGGAAATACTAAAGTTGCTGGATATGATGGTGGAAGCCCCATGGACGTTACTCCTGCAATAGGAGATACTTATGTAGTTAGCTGGACAATGGCAGATGTTTTAGCAGCAGAGATAGCAGGAGGTTGGGGTTTTATTAATCATTTAAAATACAGATTTTTTGAAATAAAAAAGAGTATTCATATTGCTACTTCTGGTGGATTTTTTACAGGATTGTTTGAATCTTGGATTTTTGATGAGGGATATTTACTTACTGCAATAAACACTGGAGCAAGAATAGCTTTAGGATATTACAACCCAAAAACAAAACTAACAGGTGGTGGTTGTACTATTTTTATAAACAATTCAGGAGTTGTAGTACAACAAATGGATTTACCGGGCTGGATTATGGATAGTAAAATAATAAATAAATATTCGTATTCTTTCACTACACAAATAAACGCAAGCAATTCTATTATTATAAATTCAGACATAAGTGGTATAAATGGTCCGAATGCAAGTAATGCTGAAACAGTAATAGAAAACATGAATAGTACAAAAGTATCAGAGCCATTTCGAAACCCAGACGTAGGAGCATTAGTAAATAATTACATAACAAGTATGCAATTAGTTTATGCTGTTGGTAATTCAAGTTTTAGACTAACAGGAGGTTATACAGGAACATCAGGAGATGGATTAATTACTTGGAACTTTACAGGAGTTTGTGAATTAGTAGACATAGACCCATTAATGAGTAACTGGGACGTTAGATGGGCTGGAAGTACAGCACCTTATGCCGGTATATTTAAAAGAATTTATACATTAAACATTAAAGTTTTAGATGAGAAACAAAATCCAATACCAAATGCAAAAGTAGTTTTGACTAATGTTGATGATGAAGTTCAGTTTAATTTAACAACAGATAGTGCAGGAGTGCTTACAGCACAAGAAGTTTTATCGTATACCTATACACACGATGGTTCTACTAATAATGGAGTAGCAACAAACGTAGAAACAAGCAAAAATCCATTTATTCTAAAAGTTCAAAAGTCTGGTTTTAAGCCACATACAAATAAATTTAACTTAACCGAAAAAATAGATTGGGTTATTAGTCTTGAAAGGTCAAAATTAGATTTAACAAAGATAATATGAGATACTCAAAAAAAGTAATATCAAAATGTGGACCAGGTAAATTAGTATTCAGATTAACTGACTTTATATTCAGAGCTAGTTGTAAAAAACACGATGCTTATTATAAAAAAGGAGGTTCAATTATAAGAAAAATAATGGCAGATGCTTTCTTTTATGCTTACATGTTAGAGGATATAGTAAAAGGAGACTTTAAATGGTATATAAAATTATTCTATTTTATAATAGCTACGTTATATATTATAATAGTATTAATATTAGGAATTATCCCTTGGGTAATTAATACAGTTAAAAATAAATATGAAACCAATAGCAACAATTTCAGCAACACAATTACAGATAGATAATATTGAATTAAATAAATCTGTAAATAAAACATTTCTTACTGCTGATATAGCCAGTGGGTCTAATACTTTAACAGTACAAAGTATTAATGATTTTGCAGTTAATCAAATACTTGTTATAGGAGAGATTGGAAGTGAAAAAACAGAAATAATTAAAACTCATGCCAGTACAGCTCCAACTGGAAATATAATAACATTAGCTTCAAATACAGTATATAGTCATCAAAAGGGAGTCAAGATATATATCGTAGCTTATGATCAGTATGAATTATCCCATGCAACCACTTCTACAGGGAGTAAAACCCTTCTTACAACAACTTTACTTAATGGGTTGATATCAATTAACCTAGAAGCATTAGAAACTTACTATAACGATACAGAATACACTACTGGAGGTTATTTTATAAGGAAAAAGAATAGTATTACGGGAAACTTCTCAAGTTATTCAGATTATGTTCCGTATACAGGGTTTGGGAATAATACAGTATATTCTATTAAACATAGAGCTCTTTTACAACTTGGAGAAAAAATAGGAAATTTAATATCAAATGAATTCTTAAATGAAAGTTTATGGGAAGCTAGACGAGATTTAGATGAAGAAATAAAGCGTTGGTCTTTTAGAACAGCGTTTAATACAGACATAGGAGATATTATAGAGGGAGCTTACTCAATAACAATTCCAAGTACGTTAAGAAATCCTGATTCCCCTCAAAACATTTTAGGTTTACGTTTGGGAGATGATGG